CTATTTCTAGGCGGGGGCTTTCTCTACTTACCCCTCACTATGTTTCCATAGTGTTCAGAGCACCGCATCTTAAGGTTCCTTGCATGTATCGCAACTTTCAGTCCCTTCAAAGATTGTAAGATTGCTATTACATTTTGAACACTTCAAGTCTTCTCGCTTGCTTCGTTCAGGCTGAAAATTTTGATAGAAACATGTTGGACAGTATTTTTTCTGCGATTTAGCTGCATATATTAGACCATTCCATATCAATGATGATTTATGACAGATATCGCATTCAAAATCCATTTTACTCATGTCTATGTTCATTCTAAATTCCTTGCCCCTTGTTGCCTGCAGCATTACCTGGTCAGGGTTTCAAGTCAATCAGAGAAGATTTAAAGACGACATAATTTTATCGTCTGAAACGAAGAGTTGTACCTCCATTTCGTGGCATTGCTTTCAGGTCGGCCGGGATCTTGTGGATCATATACGGCACAGGCACTGACAAGAGTTTAAACGAAAAAGTCTGCTGACATGCTGTTACTTTACTGACCTATTTCTAGGCGGGAGGTCTGGTTAATCCCTCCTCCTAATCTTTTGACTAGGTTCGGACTATCGCTTCATCCTCTCGGATGCTCGGGGGCTTAGTCTCTGCAGCCGGATGCCTTCCATTGAGCTTGCGCATAATCAAATACGCCTCCTCACGGTAAGCACGTACGTCATCTGGGACACCATGGTTTCGTATTGGTGTGGAGCAAAAATGTTCGCAATATTCTATTAAATGTTGCGCATGTTTTTTCTTTAACACCAAATAGGGTAATATCAGCTCGCACAACTTATGTACATTTGTCAATGAATGTACTTGCCACTGATAAATATCCTTACTTTTAGGTCTCTTTTTACGTACCACCTCTACATTAATTTTACCTAATCCAAGATGCTCCACAACGAAATCAAGTGGCTCTCGGGTTGTCATCGCTATTTTTACTCTTGGCGTATAAGAAGGAGTTGGTCTATCCCAATTTGTCGACCTCGTTATCATAAAAGCACCTTCTCCATCAATAAGACCAGCGATATAGGCTAATGCCAGAGGACCTTGCTTCTGGTTACCATACATAAAATCGCTCCTTTGCTGCACCCAAATAGTACAACATTGGATGATTTCATGGTTAGGCTTTCCAGGAAATCACCTCAAGTTTTATTCCGGCTCATCATTTAACCGGAGCAGGCAAAATCGTCGTAGTTGTTACAGTCATTTTTTTAACCTATGTCAAAAAAAGACCCTTGCTATGCACGCTTTGAAGCTTCTTCCATTTCCTTTTGCAGTTGCTTTCGTAGTTCTGGTGTTAAACCATTCTCGAAATTATAGACGTTGCCAATGGCGCTCGATTTTGTCACCGACTGGACAGAAACTGGTTTCTTAGAGTTTTCAATAGCTTTTGCCTTTTGAGGCTGTTGTTTAGCCATATCTCCTATACCTGTTCTTTTGAGCATTTTATAAGCGGCAACGGCTTGCGCATAAGGGTCGTGGTTCAAAGCCTCCAAAGATTGTACAAGCTCAGGGTCCTGTCGTTTTAAAACTTGTATATTCTCTGGAGTTATTACGTCTTCATAGTCCGGGAATCTCGAACGCATACGCTCGTCAACAGTAGATGCCTCGTTTAACTTGATGACTTCTTTTGCAACTTGTCTCGCTATCTTGGCAGCCGATTCTCTATGCTGCTTGACAGTTATGATGTCATCATCTGCGAGCTTTGCCGTTTCATCTTCGTCAATAGGCTTTTGCTGTTGTCCTTGCATCCTGCGAATTACTTCATCTTGTTCTATGGTCCGACGTTCCAACTCCTGCAATTTCCTGCGGGCTTCCTTCCAGTTCCTTTCCTGATCATCGAACACATGCTCAGAAGGCCATTGGACCTCTTCCTGCTGGACGTCCTGCTGTTCACCTGATTCAGAAGGCTGAGCGACCGCCTCTTCTACGCTCTGATTGTTCTCTTCTTCAGCCATTAAGCATTCCTTGGGCTAGCGATGCCCCTTACGCATTATGTGAGTTAAAGACGTTAACGCACGTCAACGATGTTTTTTAACTCAACATTTTTCTTTATGGCTCAAAGAATATTTTTAGTCAAATATATCAAAAAGATTTCTTACATTGACCAAAACCAGAATTGTGAAGACTATTGATGGAATTTCGAAATGGAGATCAAAGAAAATGTCATTTAATCAAGTCAACTCATCACTCCCTATGACTCAATACCCAAGTCCTGCTCCAATCTATGAGGAGACACAAGAAGAACAGCCAGAGGAAATGGTTATATCCACGCCAAGATTGATGCCATTGTGCGAAACTGAGGAATTGCCTGATGATGGATTTACATTAAGCATACCAGTAGAAAGGAAGTAAAATATGGACTGGATTCAGTTTAGTCTATTTATGTCTGTGATGGCGACATTCTTCATATTTGCGCGAAATGACAACAAAAGCATGTTAAATATTGTATTGTCGATCAAAGACGAAATGAAAGACTTCCACGGAAGACTGTGTGCTATCGAAGAAAGAAACAAAGGTAAAAATTAATGGGTCCAGTATCATTTTATCAGTATATTAATCCCGCCGTCGACGAGGTTGTAAAGAAGTACTACGAGCTCGAACCCGAACTTGAAAAACACCCTTCGTATTCACAGGATATTAGAGAAGCTGCATCTACTGCATTTGTCAACATGTGCCCACACCTTAGAAGAGTGTCGAGGATATGCCATATCTATATGTCTCTTGCCGATAGCTGCGATGGAAAATTGAAGGCCTTGGAGATCTCAAGGATGGTTAACGAGATCTATCAGGGAATCATTAAGTTCAAGGTGTTTGTTTTTGATTCTCCGAAGATGAGACAGAGGATGTCTTTGCTACTGGACATGGTCAAGTGTGAGGATAACCCTACACGAGATATGCTGTGCCACAGCGTCTAGAGATCATCATCAAATGAGTAGCTATCTCGATCAAGCTTTCTGCTAAAACACAACTCTATCCACCTAACAAGCTCTGGTGAGTAGAGTTGTGGATTTCTTGCTACCGCAAAGCAGTCATCAAAACCAGGCAGAGACCAAAGAAGTTTGATATTGCCTTTATTAGAGTCTACAAAATAAAGGGTTTTGGTGTAGTTCGAGTATTCTTCCATAGTCTTGAAGGCATGAGGAGGGGTCTGGCGAGCAATAAACCAGTTTCTTACTACATTGTTTGACCAAAACTCTTTCTTGGTAAGGACGAAGATATAGAATGGGCTTTTGTACTTTGACTTATTGGACTCAATACACTCTTCCATGTCATGAGCATATCGATCTGCAAAAGCATCGATGGTGTCGCCAACTGTCTGACTCTCTTGTTCCTTCGACAAGATGTCATAAGCCGCTTGACCCACCCTCTTGCCCTTTTGTCCATGACGATTGAAGTCGTATTTATCTTCTAAGAGGAGCCCATCTTTTGATATGTCCAAGTCCCTCGCCTTCTTTTATTGTCAAAAAACAATATTTACAAATTTTGCAATCATTCAACTCAGCCAAGATGGTCATGCCAGGAAGTGGGGCTTCAACCTCTGTCTCTCTCCAAAGGTCATCGATGCAGAGACTTGAGGGCGTTGGCTGTTTCACAGCCATCTAATGCCCCCTTTTGCCTCTGATGGAACCAATGAGAGATTTATCTCGTTTGATCCCTTTCTTTTGCTCTTTGATATCAGCTTCAAGGTGTTTTTCGACTTTTTTGTGAGGCATTGCTTTTTTAAGCATCTTTCCGAACAACTTTTTGTCTTCAGCCTCGTCGTCATGTCCACGCATAATTACCCTAATGTTGTAAGTACGGACCTTGCAGGACGTCTTTCTTCATTTTTTTCTTCTTAGGAAGAGCGACGCCCTTGCGTTTAAGGACCTGTTCAGCGATTTTCTTAGGCTTCCCGCCTGGTCGTAGCATGACCATGTTATAAAGCCTTATTTTTGATTGGAGATATACTTTTTCGCTTTCCCTTTGCCATGAGACACCGTCTCATCAATGCCAGTGATGGTATCATCGAGCTCTTCGCCATAGGTCTTTTGCTTTGGATACTCATTCATGTGGACTTCTTGGGGCATATTTGCAAAAGACTTGCTGTCTTTGCCAAAATCTTTCATTGACTTTGCCATATAAAATTCCCTCCTAAGGAATATTTTTTCTTGTCATTTCGGAGTCTAAGCAATCAAATATTTTTTGTGTATATACAATTTTAACAGCAAAACATAAAGTGTCAAAAAACGTGGAGGTAGTATAGGTGGAATGAGGTTTATCGACGAGGTCATCAAAAACTGTGAATGGTGCGGGGAAAAATTTTTAACAAAAATAAGAGCTAAAAGATACTGTTGCGGTGAGTGCTACAAACAAAACCTTCAGCATAAGAGGGCCATTAAAGCAGAGGAAAACTGGGTACTCTTTGCCCGGATATGTAAGGAGTGTGGGAAAGAGTTCAATACGATTACGTATAAGCAGACATTTTGTAGCCTTTATTGCAGGGAGTTGTCAAAAAATAGGAAAAAACTCGAGAAATGGGCAAACGCACAGCCCAAGAAAAAAGTTCGTCGCAAAAACCTAAAAATGCGGATGTTCTATGAACTCGGGGATATGCCCTCAGATACGGCATTAAAAAGGTACACTGCGTGTAGAGGCTAACTTGCCAACTGCGGAACTTCTTGACTTCCAATGTTCTGAGGTTGAGGACTTCCTAAATTCTGTCCTTCTGGACTTGCTGCATTAGGGACTTCCTGGCTTCTATGCATCATTTGCATTTCTTGGGTTGTCTTCATCATTTGGATAGCCTGTGCAATCTGTGCAACATCCATCCCTTCAATCTCCTTGATAGCTTTGACCAAGTTCAAGAACGCCCCTGTCCTATCTTCCTCTGCTCTCTGAATCCTCTCAGACGACAGCGCGGCATCCAGACGAACCTTGTTAAGTCGCTCGGTAGCCAGTGACTTTTGACTTTCGGCATAGGACAGCTTGGTCTCGTTATCGACTTGGAGCTGTTGCATTTGCAACTGAGCCATTTGCTGTTGCTGTTGCTGTTGCGCCTGCTCTTGTTGCATGATCTTCTCAATGAGCTCATCTTTCTTAGGAAGCTGCATGTTCTCCAAGATATACTCTGTGGGGATCGGGACGCCAATTTCTTTGAGATAGAGACATTGCTGGAGGGCCAGCTGGCGTTGTGTTGACGTCAAAGGAGCTTCCTCAACAATGGCATCATATTTGCTGAAAGCTCTGTTGTAGAACTCCGGTGATGGCTCATCGTTGATGATTCTAGCTACTTTGCCTGGTGTCCATCCCGCCTGGACCATTTGCATGTGGATCTGTCCCAATAGTCGTTGGGATTGGTCGAGGTTATCGAATATAGGTTGGAGTGTGACAAGACCCGCTCCTTGTCGAAGCATGGACAAAATGCCCGCCTTCTCGTCGTCGGCACTCCCTAAGAGTTCTTCATTAATGCCAGATATTTGGTTGATCTCATTTGCCAAAACTTCTGATAGCTGAAGCATGCTTGGTGGAATCTGTGGAGGCTGTATTTGCTCCACGTCTGTCATTTGTGCCTCCGCTTTCAACGCCAAACCCCTTCCCTGGCCCGACATAAACACGTCCTTGGGGTTGACTAAAGCATTTTCTTTATACTTAAATCCACTAGTAATCTGGCTTTCAAGTATGTCTAGATTGATGATCATCTTCCTGTTAAATAAATACTGTGCATCCCTGATAGATCGTACTACCCCCTGCACTCGCCAAGGAAAATATGGAATCTGTGGCTCGTAGTAACACCAAACTGGTACAAATGGGTAGCAGTCAATGCCCATGGGATTGGGCCCGTGGTACATGACCTTGCCTTGAACGACGATGGCAAGCTTCACAGACGGGATTTCATTGGTGATAACGACGGTTTGTGGGTAGAGTCCAAGGAACTCCGATAAGTCATCATCTTGCCCCCTCCACTCGATTGATTCCCCTGTTTCTGTATCGACTATGACCTTCTGGCTTCGGGTTGATAGATACCAAAACTCGTCGTAGATGACAAGGTCTTGCTGGCCATAGTTGTAAGCCTCTGGCATGAACTGGAACTTACCATCCCGATTTCCCCACCCACTCATGCCTTTGATCTCTTCCTCACGACCAGGAAGGAGTGCCGTTACTTGACTTCTGCTAAGGTACTTCCGTGTCCATAGGGAATTGCAGTCTGAAAGGTCTTTGTTCTTGAAATAGGGGTCTATGAGGTAGGAATTGTATGAGCAGTTGTCGACCTTGATGTCTCCATTGACGGGGTCTCTGGTGTAGTCAATCCAAGTGGAAAGTAGGTTCATTCCCGTGGTGACAGCTCCTTCAAAGGCATCAGAGATTGTCTCCAGGACGTTGGCATGTCGATTGATATGGTAGAGGATCTTTGTAAACTGGTCTGCTGTATGTTGGCCGGCTGTCTCTACAGGAGTGACGACGGTGGATTTTCGATGCTGGCGTTGGTAGCCAGAGATCATATTGACTACTCTTCTGATACGATTAAAATTGAATTGCCGTCGTCTGAATGCAGGCAAGTTCCCGTAGATGTCTGAGTAAAGAGCTTGGTCTCCCGCCTTGAATCTCGAATCGATATCAGCCTCGCTCCAAAAAGACTGGTTAATTGTGATATATTTAGCATAAGTATTATCCATCATCTTAAGAACGTTGTGATCATTGTCTACATAATATGTATCAGACAATTGAGGGAATAGAGTCATACCGCCTTCAAGTTTAAGTATTTCCTTTACGATACAAGCTGAGAAGAATTTATTTAAAGCCCGTTAACCGACATCAACTGATTCTTTTCTAGACAAAATCCACAACGCTCTATATGAAGACACTAAATATACATTCCTCTTCTTCAGAGCCTGTGGATGCTGTCGATAGACTGTGGCTGGAGGGGTGTTTACAGCATGTTCAAGGAGGTCACATTGTGAAGAAAATCGCAGTCATAGGAACACACGGTGTTGGTAAGACTACACTTTGCAACGCACTTGTCGACTTCTTGAAGAAGACAGACAAACGGGTAGAGCTTCTTGAAGAGGTTGTTCGAGATTGTCCATATCCTATCCATGAGAAGCAGACTTATGAGGCGGCGGAATGGATTGCCCTCAATCAAGTGATGAGAGAGAGGGAAAAGGAGCGATCGAAAATAGACTACCTAATTTGCGATAGGAGCGCTTTTGATCCCCTTCCCTACCTTGGAGTCTTCCGCGAGAAGACAGCGCCCTACAGCATGGAATTACACCACTCCTTATGGGCTTACACACGTGCATACCTCAAGACCTATCACAAGCTTGTCCTTGTTGCACCTTCCGACAAGATAATCGAGTCTGATGGATTTCGACACACAGATAAAGAGATCCAATTGAAGGTGCATATGATCTTCTATGATGAGCTTGAAGACATGGATATTGATGCAAAATGGTGTGATCCTTCACAAGGACCCTATATTTTCCTAATAGAATCAGAGAAGATTTTCACTAACATTGAACAAACATGCAAACATATCCTTGAGTAAGGAGACACAGTATGATTTCATGGGTTTTTACATTCATCGCCCTTTATGGGACGTGGCTCAATGCACAACAGGACAAGAGGTGCTTTTGGTACTGGATTGCTTCTAATGCAGGATTTGTTGCAATAAATTGGGACCTTGGGCAATATTCTTTTGTTGCGTTGTTCGCGGCATATCTAGTGATGGCAATCAAGGGGCTTGCAACTTGGAGATGAGGTGAGATGGCTACTAAATTTTCGAAAATCAACCACAACGATATGACGTCTATATTCCTAGAATCTTTTGACTATGAAAAGAAGGAAAAAATCTTAAAAAACACCGCAAAAATGCTGAAATATTTCATCAGTGTATACGATTCGGTCAAAGGAGATGATGTTGGCGACGATTTCTACTTTGAGTCTCTATTGCTGGCCTCTCTCACTTTC